CCTGTGCTAGTAGCTTCATAAAAAAGCTCTAATTGAGAAACAAACGGTGAAGTTTCTACAACAGCTAAACCCATTACATTAGGATAATCATAACCTGACGATGGTGGTAGAAATAAAATTTCATTTACACCCACGCTTTGCTGTGTTGATATTTTAGATATATAAGGGTTTGTATCAAAATCATATATGCAAAATGGATTACCTTTTCCAGATGTTGCAGTTGTGGTAAACTCAACTGCAGGGAAAACATCTTTAGTTGTTCCAACTAGTTCTACATCGTCTGCTGAAGAAGATGGGTCAAATTGAGTATTTCTATATGTAATACCACCTGTTGTAAACTGAACTGTGTTTGTAACTCTTGGAAACACTCTTTCATCACTAGTAAACTGATTTTGCAAAGGACCAACCTCTTGTAAGTTTCTAGGTAATTTATTTATATTATCAGACACTAGTGTTGTAAATGCTGTTTCCCCTTGTTCTAAAGTAGAACCATGTATAGGATAACCATTTACAATACCAGGTAAATATACATTATAATAATCTTGTTGTTGTTGTTTTACGCCTATTCTATAGCTATAAAAACCATTAACGTTTATATTGTATGTAGCATAAGATCTAGGTAGATCATTAGCTACTAGCGCTGGTTCAGGTCTACCGGTTGCAGTCTGATCAAACATGTATTTTGTAGCAACTTCTCCTGTTGTATATAATTCAAGAGATTCAATTACCGCCGGCGTTGCACCGTTTGTAACAGTGTCAACGTCTTTTATATAAACATAATCAGTAAATAACCCAGCAAAAGTTTTATCTATGTCAAAAACTCTTTTGTATGTAGTAGCAAAGTCTGTAAACAAAGGTTGAGCTACATTTGTTGAACCTGTTTGATACTTGTAATAATTATTAGGGAAATCAAATAATAACTCAAATTTGATAACATTACCAACATCAGCTGCACTTGTTAGCGCTACTTTTGGATTACCAGAACCATTATCTGTTACAACATAATCATCAGTTAAAGTTAATTTAACAAATCCATCGTTTGTATTTTTATAAACATTGTAAGTGTTGCCAGATACAGTGTAGTTTGTTATGCCATTAAAAATAAAATCTGCTTGACCAGCTGTAGCTGTTATAGACTGTGTTGATAGATCTCTAAAAAATATAGGAAAAGCTAAAGAAGTAAGAGGTATAGTGTAGTAGTTACCTACAGCGTAAGCACCGGGATAACCACTAACATTGTTCGCATTTTCAGCTTCAGGTATTAAGCTGTTAAAATTAAGACGTAAAGTATCGCCTTTCCACCCAGGAACAGAACCATTAAAAGAAACATTAGTATAGTCGCTAAAAACATTAGAACCTGGTTGAGGATTACCATCAACGTCCAATAGGTTATCGTAATTAGATAATATTATATCTGTTTGTCTACCAAATTTATCGGCTAGTATTATACCTACCTGATAATTTCTATTTTGTTTTAATGAATGTTGGGGATATTCAGTAAAAACTTGAGGTTCTTTTTCATTTATATCTACAAAATAATCCAAACCTTTTTGTCCACTTTTTCCTTGTAAGAAATTACCATACATTATTCTGTTACCAGAAGTTTCCTGAGCTAAAGCAGCTACAGGTACTTTATCAAAAACTCTAGCTGCTTCGTTGGAAGGTAGTGTTTTTATAGGTAAAGTTGATTGATAATCGTATTGGTATATGTTTGTATTATTTAAACTATTTATAAAAGACTGATCTACAACTATAGATTCTAAAACTTGATATGCTTGAGTATCTGATTGTTTAAAAATAATATCTATACCTTTTATTTTATAATCAGTTAATATATTTAAGCTAGGTAAAGAAATATTTAATACAGCATTATTAACAGAGTTTTGCATAAATTCTACTACTGTAGATACAAAAGCTTTTGTTTCATCGTTGTTTAAAAATTGACCTTCTTGTTCTGGTATAAAAACATCTTGACTAAAAGGTGATATAACAGAGTATTCGTTGTCGTCAAATTTAAATCTATAACTAAATTTTACAAACTTATCTCTTAAGTAATCTGGATCACCATTCCATCCATTGTAACCAGCGTCTTTTTGAACTCTAACAGAATAGCCATTTATATTATCAGCTTCTGTACCTGTTGTTTCTAAAGTTACAGCTTGATCAGCTGAAGTCATTACAACGTATCCACCTGTAGCACCGATAGGAGGACCAACAGGTGTATTATCTTTAGCCCAAAATCTAGTTTCTGTTCCTAAACCTGCAAAAGCACCAGCTGCATCTCTGTGACCAGAAGCTAAAGCATTAAAACCTGTTGTGTTAGTTCCTGGGTTAAGATCCCAACTAGTTGTTGATTTTAATCTTGCAGCACCACTATTTATTATATCACCACTCCATACAGATGATTTAATAACGCTAAAACCAGTTGGCGCTAAACCTCTTGTATCTTCTACTGCATGTCTATTATATAACTTACCATAAACAGAACCATTTGCTAGTGAATTTTCGTAATAACACCAAGCACCTTGCGAGTTTGTATTTGCAAGTGCCCAAGCAGCATTTGTTTGAGCTTCTGGTATTACATCTCCATTACTATATTTAGATACATTTAAGTTTACAGAAGAAACAGTTATAGCGCCTATTGTAGTTTGAAGAGGATCACTAGCGTCAGACATCGTTGATGGCTTAGTTAAAGCTGTTGATCTTAAATCTATAAATTCAGGTGCTAAATAAGGCGCAAATTTTGCTACAGATATTTGATCTTCATTTGTATAATAGTCTGCTGTTAAAGCATTATTAACATTTATTTTTCTAGGTTGATTTCTATTGTCACTAAAAAACAATAAACCTTCTATTAAACTAATACCGTAAACAGGTGAAAGTGTAGAAAAATTTAACCAACTACCTTGAACCAATATTTGATTAGATCCACTAGCTGTGTTATAAACTGCTATAAAGCAACTTGCAGATAGAGGTGCAGAGGCTGTTGTCTTGTGATCAGTTGCAAAATAATAAGCTAAACCTAAAGTTTGATCTGTTAATACGCCTATTATTTCTTGTTTTATATTAGAATTATTAACTTTTAGTTCATTACCTAGTATAGATTCTAAAGCACCAACGTCACTAGCCTCAGACCTAGAAACTGCTACATTTAAAGCATCTCTGTATTCGTTGTTTGGTATTAGTCTCTCGTCTAGATCTTTGTTCATCTTAGACTTAATGAAACTATTTTTAGCTTCTGCCATGTATTATGATTTTATCCATTTAGATTTACCTCTCATAACTTGAACTATTTCATCAAGCTTGATATTTGATAATCTTATTTTAGCATTTCTTAATTTAGCACTTTTTTCTTTTCTAAGTCTTTGTACTATGTATTCTGGTTGATTTATTCTAGTAGAAATTAAAGCGTGTAGCACGTAAGCGTACATTGCTTCTTCAGCTAGCTTTGGTACTCTACTGTCTAGGTCATACGCTAAGCCATCAGATATATATTCTAGTATTATTAATTTATCAACTAAATTACTAGAAAAAGATATTTTGCCTTCTCTTTCGTTCATATTAAACCAACCGTTTGCTTGAGAATATTGAGGATTTAACCCGTACATTTGACCATAGCCAGAACCTATTACATTACCCATGTTATCCCAATTATAAGCCCACATGTCATTAGTAAAGTCATTAGTAAAATTACCGTTTATAAACTGTTGATTAGCTTTGTGCCATCTTTCTTGTGTTAAAGATGTACCCTCTGTGTCATTGCCAAAATTATCTTGAGTAGGTATACCAGCAGAGTCTTGAGTTTGAGTATAAAAAGGACTAGTTGTAAGGTTGTTTGTTGGATATATAGGATGTTTAACACCTAGCGCATCTATCCAAGACATTTTAACGTAGTTAACAAAATCTTGAGGTAGCACTAATGTTAAGCTAGCAGGTATAGTTAGTTCAGCTGATTTTATACTTTTTAAAGTATCATAGCTAAACTCTTGCATAGCGCGCTTAGTGTGAAATATTATATCAGTTCTCTTAGCGTTAGGTATTAATTTACCTTGTCCAACGTAACCTATTGTAAAGTTATTCACAACATCACTTAGCTTAGTGTATTGATAGCTACCATAGTTGTCTTCAACTGTTTCACCATATGCTTTTTCAGCTTCAGTACTTCCGTACTTACCACCTGTTAATATTGTTAATTGAACAACAACATACGCGTTAGCACTTGGCGCGGCGTTTAAAGTTATAGTTCTATTGTCACTACCTACTGACATACTTGTAACCCATTCAGACCAAGATCCAGGTATACCTGAAGGACTAGTGTAAACCTTAAAGTTATTTAAGCCATAGTTTGGTAAAGTTGGATTCCAATCACCTAAAATAAGTTCAGTGTCAAAATCTGTTATAAACGTTTGATTAAGACCTGCTGCTGCCGCTCTAAATCCTTGAGAACCTTGATAATATTGTTGAGCGTTCTCAGTTATTAATCCATCGCTTGCTGGTTGTATTGCCATATCTTATTAATTTCTTTCGTTTTGAGCCTCTTGAGCTATTTCACTAGCAGCCGCTTGAATTATTGTTTGATCTTTTATAACTATACCAGCATATAATAGTATTTGTATTATTACATTTACTTGTTCTGTTACGTCTAACTCAAAATTAACGGACGTCGCTGGATCCCACACGTAATAACCTGATGAAGAATTAAAATTCCAACTAGGATCTGTAGGTTTTTTAATATAAGTAGCTTGAACCTGCGAGCTTATTGATTGAGGATATATAATTATTTTATTTTCTTCAAATAAATAAACAGGAAATTGCTCTACTGGTTTACTTATAGGAGATATATTAAGAAGTGCTAATTCATTTCTTTGTATTGGTTCAGCAATTCTATCATCTTTATATAAAACACTTCCTAATTTGTAAAAATCTTGTGGAAATAAAGTTATAACTATATTATTAGCAGCACCCGTAGGTAAAGATCCAGCTGTTAAGCTAAATATACCGCCAGATATTGTAAAACTAGTGTAAGCAACACCTAGATATGTAACTACTACTGTGCTTTGTTCTACTTGACTTTGTGTTATTGTTGTTAAAGGAAATGTTATTTGATTTGTTACAGTGGATATTAATTGTGTTCCACTAGCTACGCTTGAAGATGTTGGCAGCGTAAAAAAAGCTGGGACTGTACCAGCTGCGGCATTATAAGTGCAATTGCCAATTTTTTTAAAAACATCTAATTTTTCTTGCACTGTTTTATAGCGATTGCCATATTCGCTTTCGTTTTGTGGCACTCGTAGTTGTTGATTTAAAGTTTCAAAATAAGTATCTAGTATGTCAAGTTGAACTTGAGCAGCCAGTTTGTTAAACTCATTAGGTGTTAAGTAACCTCTTTGTTCTTTATTTATTATCAACAAGACTGTTTTATAAACTTGATCTACGTTTATTGCCATTTTAATTTGTTTATTATAATATAGGCCCGAGTGAACGGGCCTTATATTAGTATTACATGTTATTTAAGTTTTTTCTCGATAGACTTAAATATCTCGACACCTTCGTCTGTTTTCAAGAAAGCGGCAAAAGCTGAATAAGGGTTTTCTTCAAAAGGAACCGTCATTAGTTTTTTACCGTTTGACGCCCACGTGAACGAGCGTTGATCTGGAGATAGCTTAATAATGTTAGCTTCAGCTGCTTTTATTCCTAAGTTTCTAAGCTGCACGTTATCATCTTTAGCTAATTCTACAAATAAAACTGGATTTCTTTTAGCAAACATTAACAAGTCTCTTTTTACTTCTTTAGAGCTTAATTCGTTTACTTTAGATCCAACTTCAACTCTTAGTATTGCTTCGCATTGATCAATATCTAAAGAAAGAGCCATGTTCATAGCCTCTATCTCGTATTCTAAATCATGCAGTTCTTCTTTAGCAATCTGCTGAGGTTTTAATTCTTTATATAAGTGTTCTCTTGATGGGTGATATAAAGACAGCATTTTTTGTAATGCTTGATATCTTTTTTCTACTCTTAAGATACCATCTTTAAATGTTATGTGACCCATTGTTGATTCACCTTTTTGTTCATCTACAAATAATGAAGCTTGATTAGTAGCGTATCTTAACTCTCTTTGTGAACCTAGTTCTTCGTCAAACCACAATAAAGGGTGTTTTGTTGTGTGTTTACTTGGTAATGTAAGCGTTAAAGGAGTTTTACTACCTGTTAGATAATAGTTTCTATCTTTTATTTCCCAACCTTCTGGTTGAGCTATTTTTTGTTTTGCCATGATATAATATAATTAAATAATTTATAAGAGTAATAATTACCCCCGTAGTTACAACGAGGGTAATAATTACATTTGTTGAATCAATTAGATTCCTTTGAATAATACGAAGTTATTCGCAGCTTGAGTTACTAAACATCTTTCTGATAAGAAGTTTACTTCCATTGCATCTAAAGATGAAGTGAAAGCACCACCTACAGAACCAGTTAACCAAGACTTCATTCGTCTGTCATCAGCTTGTGAAGCTCTATAACGTACGTGTAAGAATGGTCTTCTAATGTTTGTTCCTAAGATTTGATCGTATACTGTAGAAGTTCCAGCTGGTACTAATACACCTTCAATAGATGCAGGTCCAACTAATCCTCCACGAGTAGAAGCATCGTTTAAGTATTTCCAGTCAGTTTTGTAGAAGTCATAAGAACCTCTTCTGAATCCAGAAAAACCTAAATTTAATGCCATTTCTTCAGAATTTTCAAATAATCCAAAAGCAGTACCTCCAGCGAATCCACCAGAAATAGAAGCTAACATATCGTCAAAATCAAGAGCAGTAGATCTGTTCAAGAATAACATGTTTTCTTCGATAGCTCCTTGAGTATCTAAGTTCTTTAGTATAGCATCAAAAGCATCTAATCCAGCAGCAGCTGTAAAGCCTACTTCTACGTTACCTCTATCTTGGATAGCAGCAAATAAACCTTGAGTACCACCTTGAGCAGCAGGTACAACACCAGCTGAGTTAAGTTCACCTTCAACCATTGCCATTTCTAAGTAATCTTCAAATCTAAGTCTTGTTTCAGACTCAGCTTTTAGATACCATAAATAACCTCCAGTTCCATCTTCAGTAGAAACTTCTACCCAACCGATCTGAGCAGTGTCAGAACCGTTTACAGTGTATTGGCTTCTAATTATAATAGGAGAATTTGTGAATGTAGTAAATGCAGGATCTACAGTTACCATAGGGTTTAAAATATTATTACCAACACTTGCAGCGTTAGGTAAAGCATTTGTAGTCGCTGATCCTTTTTGGAAATCAGAACCGTATACAAATATCTTAACAGGGTTTCCGTTAGCAATACCGTTAGCAGCTAAATTAGCTCCTTGATATACTTCAACAGTTAACTGTCCTGGGTTACCACCACCACCAGCGGCGCGGGTATCAGAAGCAGTAACTAAACACTTTGCTTCGTTACCGAAGTTATCCATTACAACTATTGTTGATAAAGGAGAAACAACGTTTAAAATTGGTACAGCAGCGTTAGCAGCAGTTACAGGAATTGTAATTGTTGCAGCAGCACCACCAGCACCTGCTACGACGCAGTTGTTGTATGATATGTGTAATCTTTCTTGTTCTGACCAGATTACTTGATCAGATGTCATTGGCATTTCAGCTCCAACCATTCTTAAGAAACCTGATAACGTTCTGTTACCATATCTCTCTACTTCTTGCTCATAAAGCTCTGGTAAATATTGTTGTGAAAAATTCACACCATTTGCACCAGCAAAGTTTAAATAGTTAGATGATAATGCTTGTTGTGACTGAGATGGGATAATACTCCCAAACTGAGGACTTAAAGCCATAATTTTTGTTTTTTTTAGTTAAATTTTCTTGTTTTTATTTTCAATTTTGTTGAATCTAATCCACTAATAGCTTTTACTTTTAATCCGTTTATGAAAACATTTCCATCGGCAACTTGCCTAGGTCCGTCTTGTGATGGGTTTTTGGAAGAGGTGATAATGTCTTTAACACCATCAGCCTTTCCTTGCTCGTAAAAATGATGAGCGATTTTATCAGCATTCATAGCAGCGTACATAGCTTTATGATAACCAGCTGGATCTACAATTTCACCTTTGTCATTGGAATATTTTCCAACAAAGTTTTGTACATCTGTTTGATTTTCACCAACTCTACTAGGATCTTTTATTCCATATCTAAATTTCTTTTCACCAACGTTAAAATCAAAACCTTTGAATTCATCGTTGAATAATTTTTTAGTATTGTCTCTAAAATCACCATGTAATTTTGTAGCAATTTCTTGCTGCTGTTTGTAGCGGTCATAAAAGCTTACTGCTTCTTGTTGTTCTTGAGTTACGCCCGGTCTCAACTTGATATCGTCGTAATATTTACTCTTAGAACTTTCTAAAAAGTTTTTAGCATTTGCAACCTCTTCTTTAAAAGCAAGTTTTTTCTTGCGAACTTCCCTTGCTTCATCCACGTCTTCATCAAAAGTAAAATTATCTTCCATTAGAAAATTAATTTCATCTTGATCTAGGTGTGGTTTTGTTTTTGTATAATATTCTTTAAGTACTTGTGTTGGACTTAAAGATGTATAATCTTTATTTAGCGAAACGTAGTCTTGCACTGTTCCGCCTGTTTCTTCCATAAAAGAAACTAGCTTTTCAATGTTTTCAGGCAATTGTTTACCTAAAACTTTTTCATCTCTAACCGCTTCTTTAATTTCTTTTGTTACTTGTTTGACTTCTTCTTTTGTTACTTCTTGGATTGGTGAAGCTTCTTCAGAAATTTTGACGGGCTCTGGTACTTGTTCGTCCACTTTAGCGCTATCTCCGGTTTGTTCGCCCACAACCATCTCCTCTGTTTCTCCGATACGAATGGCATTGTCTTCTGTTTTAAGCGTTGGTATATCAACTTTTACAACTTCTGGAATTACTTTTCCTGTTGCTTCTGGTTTAGATAAATCAACTTTTGTTACATTGTTAATACTAGCTTTACCTAAGTTTTTAGGTGTTTTCTTTTTTGACTTTATTTTAAAGTCACCTTCCTGTTTAACAGGTTCATTTGTTGTTTCTGACATGATATGATATTATATAATTATTAATTAGTCAAGTCCAAATTGAGAAAAATCTTCTCCTGTAGTTTCAAAATCTACTGGACCTGAATCGTTTTGTCTTTGGTTTATTAATTGACTTTGTTGAGTTCCTTGTAATTTAACTCTTTTATCTTTACGATCTTCTATTTGTTGCTCTTTATTATCTTGTTGCCCTATTTTCATTTGAGCTAATTGTTTATTGTATTCAAATTCTTGAGCTAATAATTGAGATTTTATTTGCATCTCTGTTTGCATTCTCTGTAATTCAAATTGGGATTTAGCTTGCTCTATGTTAAGTTTTTGCTCTGTTAAAGCTTGTTGTTTTTGAGTTTCCGCTAATGCAACTTCTTGTGCAGTTTTAGTTTGAGCTTGCCCTTGAGCAGCTATAATTTGTTGTTGTTGAGCTTGATCTCTTTTTATTTTCTTTTTACGTTTTTGCTTTAAAAGTTGATTAGCTAATTTAATGTTTTTTATTTGGCGTATGTCTATAGCGTCTTCTAAATCAATTCCACCTCCTTGTAAAGCAATTTGTATATTTTGCTCTAGCATTTGTTGTTCTTCTTCTTCAGGTTCTAATTCTAAATATATACCAAAATCATGAAGATTTAAATTACTTATTTCAGTCAACGTTTTAGCATTGTACACTGATATACTTTGTAATAAAGCTGAGTGTGTAAGTGGGAAACTTAATACATCTACTATTTTTAAAGATATATTTTCGCATATTCTAAGAGCTAAATACAAACTAGCTTGATTAATATGTTTAGTAGCTATATTAGATTGATTAGCGGCCATTTTAGCTAAGCCTACTAAAGCATCTTTATCTGGTAAACTACCATCTCTAGCTTCATTAAGTCCGGTTACGTCACGTATCATTTGTAAATAATATTGATACGTTTGTATAAGACTTTGTAATTTAGCACCACCTGATGATGAGGATAATTCTTGAATAGGTATTTTGCCTCTGTTTAATTCTCCATCTTGCGTTAATGATCTACCAACAATACTACCAGTTTGGAAATACATGTTTAATGCTTCTGCTGGATTATAGTTTGTGCCATTACCTAAATCAACTTCAGCTAAACCATCCATGTCTAAGAATACACCATCTGGAACTAGTCTTGCTAATACTTGTTGCATTTTTAAATGAGTTAACTGTATCATGTCTGCAAAACCAGTAATTTTACTTACTATAGATTCTATTCTGCCTTTATACATTCTTGGTGCACAAATAGCATAATTCATTTCTACTTTAGTTGTGTCTGCCATGGGTCTAGTCATGTTTTCAGATACTTCCCATTTTAACATTGTACTTGTTCCTAAAACCTTAACTCCAGTATATAAAACCTCAATACTTCTTGAAACTTTTTTAAACGTATCCGCTTCCGGTGGGTTAAACATATCTGTTTTTTGAATTATTTTTTCTAATCCATTATCAGTTTGTTTTAATTTAAAAACTTGATCATGATATGTTTTATATTCAAAATACATTACTTGAACTGTGTTATTATCATAATTACCCCAACCAGTTATATACTGTCTATTACCAGGCATTTCTTGAATACGTTGTAATTCGTCTGGTGGTATATTTGGAAATTCTTTTTTAAGTTCTGGTATAGTTAAAGATTTAACTTCACCTACGTAATATATATCTTGAAAATTAGGATCTTCTGTATATGAATATATCATATGCGCCGGGTCTACGTAGTCTACAACTATGCCGTTTGCTTTGTTAAACGATGTTTTTGTAGCTGCAATACCGCAAACGACTAAATCATGATTTATTCTACGTTTTGTTAATTGCCATTTGTTTCTAGCTAAAGTACTTGTTATAGCTTCTTCTTCTGCTATTTCTATAGCTTGCTTGTAACTAAGTTGCATGTGTAATTCTAACTCTTCTTCAGTTTCAGGTAATTTATTTAACGGAACGTTAGAGTTTTGAAAACTTGTGCCTAATTGACTTTCAGCTTGGGCCAATATTTCTTTAGCATACATATCTTTTGCTAAATTAGTAGCGTAGTCGGTTCTTTTCTTTATTGAATATGGGTCTTGAGAAAAAGCTTTTATATCAAAATTTTTATTTGATATACCATTAACTACTATGTCTACAAATTTAGAAATAACAGGAACTGGTTTCCAGTCTAAATTAAGATAAGACAAATCACCATTAATAGATAATTCATCTTTATATTTTTGTACAGATTGCTCACCTCTAGCGTATAGTCTTAAGTTATGATAATTATTCCAACTTGTAACAAATCTATTACCGTTCGTTCTACCTTGATTAAACCACTCTGTTTCAATAGCTGAAGCTACTTGTGATCCATATTCCCAAGAAGACTTTTCCGCTGCTGGTACTACCTGACTAGGAAAGGCGCTATTAGAATTAGTATATATATTCATTTATTCAATTATTTTTGACATTGATCCTTTATTGTTAAACTTTTTAATACCCAAGTCATAAACTTTTCTTTCAACAATGGGATTAGGTCTATATTTATTTTTGTTACAAGCCATTATAGCTAAACCAGAGCTTATAGAAGCATCATGGGTTGTTCTATTGTTTATGTTAAACTTAGCCCAATCTTCTAACGTTCTTTGAAAACATATGTCTCCGTAATCGCCATTAGGCTTTAGACCAACGTGTTCGTCTATGTAAGATTCTATAGCAGCAGCATGAGCTTGTTTAATATCTTCGCTAGAATTAGGTATGCCACCTATTTCTCTTTCTGTGACAGATAATTTATTGTATATTTTATCAGGTCTATTCATTGAATAACCTCTATAACCTCTTCTTTTAAAATGATACAAAAGTCTAGGTTTATTATTTTCACATAATAAAGGCATGCCATAAAATACACAGGCCATTAAAACGTCTTCAAAAAATATTTCAGCTGTTTGAGGTCTTGATATATATTCTAAGAAAAAATGATTAGCAGGGTGGTTTTCCATTGAAAACTTAGTTAAACCATGTAAAGATCCGTTAGAACCTCTACCGTCTACTGTTCCTGATATATCATAACTATCACAACCAAAAGCACCCATATGTTCATTGCCAGGGTATTTTTTGCCTTGTTTAATTATAAGTTTATTTTGTAATATAACTGAAGGTATCCAAGAAACAAAAAATCTTCCACTTTTATTTGGTACAAATATAACATTAGTATCTTTAACACCGTTTGTCCATTGAAAATTACCTTGCGTTATATTATTGTTAAATTTTAAATCTGCGTTCCAATCTATTTGCTCGTAGATTTTAGTTAAATTAAATAGTGATGATTTTGCTTCATCTCTAAATGCATGTTCTTCGGTTCTAGGAAATTGACGATAAAATTCATTTAAACCATCTTGATCACCTTTTAAACCATCAACTTCGTTTTGCCAATATTCTATTACACCTATTTTTATTTCTGTTCCATGTGGATCTTTGGCAGGTATTTTTGGCGTGTCGAATACAGGTATGCCATAAGAATCAATGTATCCTTCGTAGTTCCATTCCATAGGTATGAACAAAGAATAGAGTCCTGAACGAGTCTGTCCGTTGGAGTTTCTTTTTGTAACATCTGAATCATAGTATAGTTTTTTAAAATTAGCTCCTCCTTTGTCTAAAGCATTTGACGTTGATCCCATCATGCATTTGCCAATAATTTTACTACCTAATCTAAGTGTAGTTTTAGTAACTCTCCAGTTGTTTAATATATTATTAGGTCTTTCCCATTTTCCACTTTCATCATGTACTAGTAGTTTTAATTTTTCACCGTCATAAGCATTATCTCCAGTGTTCTTCCAATCAATAGTTGTATCAAGACCTGCTAACTCTTCGTTTTTTTCTGTAGATACTATAGACCTTCTTGTAAACTTTGAAGCTGGCACTCTATAGGCTAATTCTGTTTTAGGTCGATCCATACCATCTTGTATGGGTTTAAAAAAGAAAGGATAATTAACTGATATAGGCACTACTTTGTCTGTAAACATTTTTTTAGCATCAGCACCTGATTTTGATAGTATACCAAACCTTGAGTCAGTTGATATAGTAGCCATGTTAACACATTCGCCAGAAGCCATAAATGAAAATCCAGAACGTCTGTTTTTAAGATACGACATACCGTAACATCTATGATCTGCTATACATGCAGCCCAAAATATAAAAAATAATCTATTTGATTCTCTAAAATCTGGTTTACCAACGTCAATTTTTGACCATTGTAAATACATATAATGAGTACCAGTAATGTATATAGGTTTACCTTTGTTTATGTACCAAAAACCTTCTTCACGTCTTTTAAATTCTTCGTCAATATAGTCATACCATTTTTCTTTAAAATCGTCTGGATATTCTCTCCAATCAAAAACAGTTTTTATTTTTTTTAATACTTTTGGTAATTCTTTTCGCTCCCATTTGTCAGTATCAAACTTATGAATATTATCTTGCTTAGGTAAGGCTATTTTAAGATTTTGTATTTCATAAACCTCTCCAATTTGTCCAGTGTTAGATATGACAACCATATCATAGTCATCGTTATACCCGTGCTTCCATTTTTTATACCTATTCATTCTTTTAAGAATTTTAGGCTTAACATGGTCTTTTAATACTTTATACAAAGATTGTTTATACATTATTTAGACCTCCCTTCAGCAAAACCACGAAACGTAGTTTCTTTTTTAACTTCTTTAGGCTTTTCATCTAGCATGTCTTGCTCTTCTTGTATTCTGGTAAGAATTTCAAAAGCATCAAATATACATAGTTTTTTTGTAGCTGCTGCATTTTTAAGTCTATCAGCAGTAATGTCATCTTCTCCATCTACAATAGGTTCTTTAGCAACTTTGATTAATTCTTCAACTGCTACTCGCCCAGCTAGGATTATACTCTGTTTGGTTTTTTTGATTTCCATACTTAATTACAATATCATTTGATTTCATACAATATAAACGCTTGTTATCAACTACAAAGTCATATTCACCGTTAGGCGTATAACCTACAGTATCTCCCTCGTTAATTCCTAGCGCTTCTAATGAGCTATTACCTATTTTTAATATACCAATAAGACTTTGCTCTTTTTCAACCTTAAATTTATTATTACTTTTTACAGGTTGTATAAAACATCTATCATTTATAGAGTTCCATTTGTCTTTTGTTTTGTATAAATATATTTGATCTAACGCGCAAAAATATTTATTATTTTTAAAATAAGATCTTGATTTTTTCTTAACGCCTTTTATATCATAAAAAGTTCTAAACACATTATGATGTATTAATATTAAATCTCCTTTTTTTATAGAAGTTTTATAAGCTAAAGGTGTTGCTAGCACTTTAGCAACATTATTAACAAACTTATAACTCTCTATTTTTGTATTTAGTATTATATCAACGTTGCCTAATTTTATTTTATTATCATAAGTATCACCTAGTGGTTCTACTATAAAATCATACAAACTATTCATTAATATTTAAGGTCGTACTCAACGGATATAGCCATGTTAGAGTTAAATTTTTTCCATGGCAATATCTCATTGTTTTTCTTTATATGTATATTATAAGAATTATCTGAATCTTCAAATAGAATATGTGATATTTCATGACCACCATATACTTCTTGGCCTACAGAATAATGCATGGCATCATTTTTATAGTCTGATCCAATACTAATTTTTCTAATATTATTTGTCATCTTCTTTTTCGATGTCTGTATAACTACCGTCTTTAAGATCAATATTTACTTGACCATATTCTTCTTCAAGTTCTTTTTTAGTTTTATCAATTTCTTTAGAAACTTCTAAAACTTGAGCGTGAACACCTTGTTTTTGAGACTCTAAAACACCTATAGTTCTAAGTAGCTCGTTTAATTTTCCTTGTTGATCATTTACAGTTTTTAACTGTTCTTTTGTGATCATTTTTTTTGCTTCTTCCATAATTTAATTTAATTTAATTGTTATTTGTTTGTACTATTATTTATTATTACTTATTGATTTAAATTTTTCCGCTCCTCGCGAACCAAAATATGCTACGTATACTGTAGTTACTAAAGTTTTTAATAATCCTATCCACTCTTGCTCTACTGTAAATGATATTTCATGATGACTATCAACCCATATAAAGGCTATTGTCATTATAGATAAAAATATTAAACACATTGGTCGTGTGTTCTTAGAAAGCCATGAATCGCTTTTCATATCACTAGACCAACGTTTTGTTATTTCTTGCATTTCAACCATATCTTGTTCTAATAGTTTTAATGCTTTTTCTTTATCTTCTATAGATATAACAGGATCTTTTTTAATTAAGTTTTTAACTAAACCAAATAAACCCGCGTCTGGTAATACATTACCGGCTATGTCAATAATACCAGGGGCAGCCTTGTTTAAAAACTGCCCTACTTTGGTATTTTTGAATTGTTTTTTATTGCTCATTTAGTTTTGTTTCTAAAACTTGACTTCCATTTGGAAAAATGTAATCATAACCAGGATACATAATTGTTGTATAACCTCTATTGTCAACTCCTTTTACCTTATGCTCAACACCTTTCATAGTTATTTTATTGCTAGGTATTAAATTAGATTTTTTATTGACGTCAGGACTATTTTTTAAATAACCTTTTTGTGAATACATTTATTTTGTTTTAGTTGGGGTCTTGACTAGAGCGAAATGCTGATAACAATGATTGTCCTGCCTTTTTTTGAACTGCTGATTCATCTACTCCAAAGTGTTTTGCTCCTGAAGCGCCAGGTTTAACTCCAGTAGCCGATAAACTACTGTTGCCACCCACAGTTCCAGCAACATTTCCAAATTGAAGTTTATCTCCATACATGTCTTTAGCTATAGCTCCTTCACCTCTTTTAACAAGGTTTAAAGAATCTTTAAATTGACCTGCTGATTCTATTAAGTTAGCTCTTTTTTGGTCTGCTAGCATTGATTTTTGTTGATCATCTCCAGCTGATATTGCAAACTTTGCAAAAGCATCTGCGTCAAGAGTTTTACCTTGAGCTGCTCCTTTACCCATTATAGAGTTTACTTTAGCCGCTCCTTTTGCATAACCGTTAACTCTTGCTGGTCCAAAATTTTGAGTATATCCCATTGATCTTCCTGGTCCTTCGTAATCTTTTTTAGACTTTGAATCGTCTCCTTTTTTTCCGCCGTACTCAGCAGGTCCTTTTTTGTCCATATGCATTTTACCTTTACCTGGTCCCATTTTGTCGCTTCCTTTTTTGTTCATTGTTTCGTCTCTACCGTCTACTGGTCCTTTTTCTGATAATTCTTTTGATTCTTGTGCTGCGCCAGCTTTTGAGCTAACCGCATCGTATTTCATGTTGTTTGGCATTGTGTTTTTTTTTAAATATTATTATTTAGTTTTATTTCTTTTTTGTAAGGTTGTATTTCCCAAGGTTGTGTTGGATCACCGGATGCCATATGCTTGTAATCTATTTCTTTGCCTTTCCACCAGACAACTTGTTTACCTGCACCATTTTCTCCGTAATCTAAATCTCCTCTTTTAAATTGATTAACATGTTCCATTTCATGAGTAAGAGTTTGTAACTTTTTATAAGGATCTTTCTCGTCTTTATTAAAAACAATAGATCCTGATTTAAGCGTTCTAGCATAAACTGGATCATCACCCATATCTCTTTCAAACATCGGAGTGCTTAAAAGGTCTAAATTAAAAGGTGATTTTATTTTAAATGCCATGTTATTTTTTGTAAGGAAATTTACTGTTAAACCATTCTTGTCTTCTTTCGCATCCACAAGGTAAATTAAGACCATCAGACACTCTGTCTACAATGGTCTTAACACCTGTTCTTTCCGTGAACTTAGCTATACTATCGCCTAATCCTCGAGATTTCATCAATTCTAGATTTGATCGCTAGTTGATACCACGTAAGTTGACCAGTACATTTGTAATGGCGTAGCTGCTTGATCTACACCTAATTGTGCTGAAGAAACAATACCACCTGGGTTAGCTGTCATTGCTTTGTAAATTGCTTTGTCTGGTGCAGATGCTCCAGCTGTAATTGTAGGTACACCAGCAGCGCCAGTTGTGCTAGTTGTTGCTGTTGCTGTTATAATTCTTCCAGAAATACCTGCACTACCAGTGTTTTCTCCAAATGCTCCAGCTGGAGCCGTAAGAACTATAGTTACTGCGCCTGTTACCGCATTGTAAGATATATCACCAATGTGATCTACGTTTACTAATCTTGTTCCTTGCAGTAATAAATTAGCTGCGTTTGACGTGTTTACCACGTTAAATTTAATAAATTTTGCCATTTTTTTTGTTTTTGTTGTTGTTGTTGTTGTTGTTGTTGTTTTATGTGATTTATCAGTTTACTCTGTTTATTTTATTTTCGAGATTGATATGTTCTAGGTGCCTTAGGTCGTCTAGACTTTCCTATGTCAACAGAGTCTTTTTCACCGTCTGGATCACTTCCTGCTGGAACTATATTCTTTTGTGCTGGACCTGAATTTTGTTTAATCTTATTGCTGATAGCTTTTTCCCAGCCTTCCATAACACCATTGTTATTTCTATCCCCTAGCATTTTGCCAGGTCCGTGATGTTTTTCATCATATTTAAGATCACCAGCTATTTTTGATATATGTTTTTCGTCAGCTGTCATGCTAGAATCACTATGACCATGTTTATTATCATAGTCAACATCTTCTTTTAAATATTGCATATGAGCTTCGTCGTCTCTTCTAGTGGCGTCAAAATTACCAGCAGTTACTTTAGTGTGTCTGTGATAATTACCTGTATATCCGCCTGTATGTCCTTTTTTTGTTTCCATATTTATTTTTTAGAGCAACCAAAGTTTTTTGCATAGTTAGCCATGTCTTTTACTTCACTACTATATTTACCTTTTTTAGCTGCCATTATTTTACTTGCCGCTGCACACGTTGATGAACCTGGCATATTTTTTTTAACCCACGATGTGAATTTTCCTTGATTTTTCTTTTTTATAACTGGAAAAGCCATTATTTACCTACTATAAAATCACCAACAGTTACACCAGTACCTGTAACAGCTGTAACGTAATCCACTGCTACTGGAAGTACTGATCCAGATTGTAAACCTTTAAATTCTATTGCTTGTCCCGGTGTTGGTGCTCCACCACCTGGATTAGTTGCTACTACACCTGGTAGTATTACAGTTATTGAAGCGTCAGCTGGCATTACACCACAATATATTACAGATGAGTTTAGGTTAGTACCTAGTGTTCCGCTTTGGTTTTCAAATAACCAAGCTGGTCTAACATCTATACCAGCTACCATAGCTGCGGTTAAAGGCATTGCTTGACTTATTATTGAGTCTTGTGTTTTAAATGATCCCATTTGTTATTTTTTAATATTCGTTACCTTGTGCACATAAAACAGCATTAAGCCCTTTAAAAGGCACTGGAGCTTTTAATATTTGCATTCCTGTTATTCCTGAGCTTGATCCCATACCATGAGGTCTGCCAGCTTGATCTAATGGCCCATCCCATATATGAGATTCACCTACCACGCCTACTTTAGTACCTGGCTTTAATTTTTCCATTGATGGATCGTATTTGTTATCGTGCATAATTAATTTTTTAAATTATTATCTTTATTTACTGCGTATATAGCTTTAGTTAAAACTTTATCTGTATACGAGTTTCCTTTTATTATTTTATTTCTTCTAGCGCTAGTAGGTAATTGCTCTTCTCCTAACATTATTCTATATATTCTATTGATAAGTTGTTTACATTTAAAACTAACTTTGTATATATTATATTTTTGAGTAGTTCTATTTCTATGCCTCCATACTTTTACCCAATCATTTTTTATTAATCTACTCCATCTTCTATTATCCCAACTATAAGAATACACGCCTAATTCAAAGTCTTTTTTTGTAAATAAATCTATACAATCTAAATAAATTAATAACTCTAAATCTGCTTCTCTTAAGTTGTTGTTTTTACAAGCCCATTTGCGTATTATACGGTAATGTTTTAGCAAGTTTAGATTTTTTAAGTCACTTGCTTCTAGCTTTTTCATAAAACAACAACCACGTCTTGAGATTTAATGACGTGATATATCTCATTGTCAATATCTATTTTGTGACCAGCGTGCCTATCATAAAATATAACATCTTGTTTTTTTATTCCTGCTACTTCTCCACCTGCGTCAATAACACTAGCTTTTATATATCTAATGTCATCTCTATGAAGTTCAGCTAAAAGTAAACCACCTTCTGTTTCAGTAGTACCTTCTTTTATTTTTTGGATTATTAAGTTTCTACCTATTGCTTTCATCTATTCTCATATTATTAATTACACAATCAGTAGATAATATTGTAATAGCTACAGAAGCCGCATTTATTAGTGCGCTTTTTGTCACTAGTAAAGGATCTATAATTCCTGACTCAACCATGTTTACCATATTTCCTGTAACCACATTTAGTCCTGTTCCAATTTTTCTTTTTTCTTTTAGCTTAGCAGAATCAATACTTGCGTTGCTAAGAATGGTCTTAAAAGGAGCTTTAATAGCTTCTAACAAAATTTCTTCACCTTTGTTATCTGCTTTTATAGAGCAAGCTGCATCTAATAATGCAATACCACCTCCAGGAACTATACCTTCTTTTATTGCGGCTTTCGTAGCACAGATAGCGTCTTCAACTCTATCTTGTTTTTCTTTTAATTCAATATCAGAATTTGCACCCACTTTTACAATAGCAACTTTAGCTGATAGTCTAGCTAGTCTCATTTCTAAACCTATTGTCACGTGAGCTTTGTTTTTCTTTTTTAAATCTTTCTTTATTTGCTTAATAATGTCTTCAATTTCTTTTGAAGTTTCTTCAATTTGAATTATAGTTTGATCTGCTGTTGATACAACTTTTTGACACTGGCCTAAGTAATCTATTTTAATAGAATTTAAATCATCACCTAAGTCTTCATTTATAATTTTAGCTTTAGTCAATAAAGATATATCATTTAGTATTTCTTTTCTTTTTAAACCATATGCTGGAGCATCTATAACGTTAATTTTTATATTGCCTTTCATTTTATTCATAACTAAAGCAGATAAAACACCAGGTTCTACTTCTCCAATTATTAATAAAGGTTTATTATTTTTTATAACATATTCTAGAACTGGTTGTATTTGTCTAATAGATTCTACTCTTGATTCTATTATTAACACCTGTGTGTTTTCTAGTTCTGCAGTATTTTTTTCTTTATTAGTAACAAAGCTTTGGTGTGAATAACCTTTTGAATATTCTACACCTTCTACTATGTCTACTTCTGTTATACCACTTTCTCCTGGTTCCATTATAACAACACCTGTTTCTCCTACTTCTTTAAAAGCATAACTAATAAGTTTTCCTAGGTCTTTGTCATTATTTGTTGATATAGTAGCAATTTGATCTATCATATTACCTTTAACAGATATACTTTGATCTTCTAAATATTTTATAACTTTTTCTACACCACTGTTTATTCCTTTTTTTAAATCTCTATTACTTGTGTTTAATTTTAAACCATAAGATTTATTTAATATAGAATGTGCTAATACAGTAGCTGTTGTTGTTCCGTCACCTGCTTCTTTAACAGTTTTTCTAGCTGCTTCTTTTAAAAGTGTTGCACCCATATTTTCGACAGAATCCATTAAAATAATTGAATTAGCAACAGTAACACCATCTTTTGTTATAATTGGATTACCATTTACATCTTCCATTATTACACATTTACCGCTAGCTCCAAGTGTGGAGCTAACAGCTTTTGTGAGTTGTTCTATTCCTTTAAATACTTTGTTTTTAGCTTCGTTTCCAAAACTAAGATTTTTGACTATTGCGTCTGACATAATTTGATTAGATTAGATTAAATTTATTTTACTTAAAGGTTTTAACGACTTGTGGTCCGTGCATATAAGATAATTTTTTCTTATAATGTTCAACAGAAGAATCAATTGCTTGTTCAGCTCCTTCTATTGTTTCACGTCTCGTTACATCGATCCAACAATCTTCTTTTTTAGGATCAAGGTATTCGGTTTGATAAAATCCATTAGGTAATTGAACTATACGCCAGTTTTTCTTTTCTGATACATGGTTCCATAATTCTAAGGTTTTTTCATCCGGTTGTGGTTGACTACTCCACGTGTGAGTCTGGTAATAAAATGTCATTGGTTTTGGTTTTAAGTTAACATTTGGTTATCGCTCTTCCCGAGCCGGGTATATTTGTATTATCACTTGTTTTATATCATTTTTACTTGTTACGGCGCTATGCAGGCTGCGTTACTAATTTCACCATCACCATCTATTTCTCCTTCTTTAGCGCCAAAGCTACAAACAGTTGTAGGAACTTCCCAGAAAAAGTATTCATCTCCACCATCAAATGGATCTGTCATATCAACATTTTCATATAATATATCTCCATTAGTTACGTTATAACTAGGATTTACAGATGTATAAACAACCACACGAGGTCCACCTCCCGCGCTTACTGTTGGTTTAATAACAAGTTCAAACCCACCTTGTACATTGTTTACGTACTTTATATCAGTTTTAGCTACGTTGTTTACAGTGTCAATATCAGCGTTAGGAACATTATTTACATCACCATCAGTCCAGCCAGCAGGCGTTGCTGTAAAGGTTAAAAAAGGTATAAAACCACTTTGAGTTCCAGAAGACGTAGATAATACACCTTTATCATCAGTTGTAGAAGTTGGCGCTGAGTTATTAGCATCATTAGCTGATTGTACTATAACAACTCTTAGTGAACCAGAGCTAGCATCTGTCATTGCGCTTGAACTAAGCGTTTGCACGTTGTTAGCGTTGGCATCACTAAAATAAGGTAAACCTGTGCTATAAGTTGCGCTAAAATCTACATCTGAAAAAAATTCACTTGTAGCAGCATTACTAAAAGTAGTTCCACTGCCTTGCGCCGTATGTTTTAAAAGTTTAATTGAAAAACCACCTGAGCTTGTGTTTGTTGTTGATCTAAAAGTTAAAGTTAAGTTTGTTATAATTTGCCCACTATACGCAGACAAATCAAAAGCCATGAAATATCTTGATATTCTAAACACAACCCCACCCTTACCACTAACACGACTCATAAATACACCTGATGTAAATCCTGATCCTTGATTTGTAGCAAAGTTACCTGTTTGTC